CATTGTATAATGCTCTGAATAATAATTGATAACTTTTCTCACTACCTCTTGATCTATAAAAGTCTTTAGCTCTTTTAACTAATAATTTTTGATCTGCTGTTAATGTTTTTGGAAAAGATGGTAATAATTCTCTTTTTATATACTCAATATATTTGTCTATTGAAGTGTCTATATCTTGATAACTTTCAAGACTTCTTGTAACTTCAATTACATTGTTACCTTGTTCTAAGAACTCATAATAACCTTCTACAAATTTTTGAAAAAGAGGTGCATCCTCTCTGATAAAATCAGGTAGTTGAGTCTTTACTAAAGGTGAGACTTTTTTTGAAATAGAAGACATTAGTAGTATGTTCCTGATACACCTGAAGTTGTTCCTGTTTGAGTTGTTCCAGTATAAGAAGTAGTAATAGTTGTTGTAGATCCTGATGTAGTAGCTGTAGTTACTCTACTTTCCACTGCTCCAGTTTCGTTGTTAACTATTGTTACACTTGTTCCTGAAAGTAGAATAATATTATTCCTAACTGTGTTAATATCATTAATATCAGGCTTAGCTGTTAATTCTATACTAGCTGTACTTGTTATATTAACATTATTTAATGTAATTAATCCTGTTGCATAATTTACTGTTCCTGCATCATTACTTACATACTGTCTAATATTATTATCACCAAGATAATAAAGTCTTAGAATTCCATATCCGTCATCATCAATAAATGTAGTTTGTCCATTAAATGTAAATCCTGTACTACTAACTGCATATAAATGACCTGGATGTGGATGATGTATAGCGTTATTGAAAGCAAAATTATAAGTTGTCGCTGTACCACTATTAGGTGTAAATCTTTTCATCATATTGATTGTTGTTCTTGTACTAACTATACTAACATCAGCATCTGTTACAGCTTTTACAAAAGTACTTTCTCTAAAACCCTTATCAAATAAACTTAACTCTTTTGACTCAAAATTACTAATAGCACTTTGGACTTTATTGTTTATAGCTCCAGCATCTAAGTTAGTTGATGCTATATTATAATTAACTATAACTGTTGGTACAACATATAAGAATGTTGCATCTACGAATTCAGGTTCAACAGATACCATGTTTCTTGTTTTAAGAATATCTTTAAGCTCACCTTTTCTTTGATCAGAAAGTAAATTACCTTCTTTAGGTTTAGCTGCTATATAAACTTTTCCATATATTGGAGGATTGTTTTCTTCACCACCCCAAACATTCACAGCTTGTAAGTCTGGTGCTTCAGCTAATAATAATCTTGAATAATCATTTCTGACAACAGCTCTACCTTGTCTTTGAAAGTTTTTAGGAGCATTAAATTTAATACTATCAATACCTTCAGCATTAGCACCTTGTCTTGCTGCTTGCATTACAGTCATTACAAAGTTTGTTTGTCCACTTATATTTGTAGGTGAAACAAAATTATTAGCACCATTAGTAACTGAACCATTTACTACTCTATATTTTGGAATAACTATATTTCCTGCACTAAGTGCTTTTCCAAGTACACCATCACCAAAAATTAATTCATATTTTCCATCTTCATTCTCATCTACAAAGAATACATTGCTTGTAGCAGATACAGATGTTAAGTCATTAGCTCTTGAAAAAACTGTTACTGAACTATTAGAAGAACTTGTTTGAATATCAACTTTAAGACTCGATAAATCTACATTATCGTTATTTAAAATAAACCTCTGTGTACTTTCTCCTGTTACCGTAACTCTTTCACTCAATGGTTCACCTTCTCTTATAATAATATTATTAGAAGTATACGAATCTTGTTGTAGAACAGTATATGGTACATCTGTAGTAAACTTGTAATCTATACCATCAATTGTAGAAGTAAATAAAGTATTAGATGCAATAGTTATACTTGCAACATTAGTAGAAGGTGTGATAGCTAACTTAATGGTAGCTTCTGCTCCTTTTGCTGAAGTGGGTGTATAACCTAACATCTTAGCTCTGGCTACAACATTGTTTCTAAGTTGTGCACTGTCTAAAAACATTTCATTAGTTGCCATGTTTGTATACATTGCATTATAGTAAGTATTATAAGCTAATAGATCAACAAGAGTGTTTAATGCACTTCCTTCAAAATCATAATCTACAAACTCAGGCTTAGCCCTTAAAAAATTTATAAGATTAGTTTTAATTTGATTAAAGTTTAGTTCTGTAGACCTTAGTACACTATTTGCAACAGCCATTATCTTACTCTTTCAACGAAAAAATTAACAGTTTCTGGAGTAGTTTTATTTTCTGCTCTAAAGACAATCGTGATAGCTACTCCGTTCTGTTCTAGTCTTTCTTCAACTCTAACATCTAACAATACAGCTCTAGGTTCAAAGTTTTTGATAGCTAGTTCTATATCTGTAGCAATATCATCTGCAACAGTACCATCATGAGTTTCAAACAACCTCTGTCTAACATCACTTCCAAATTCTGGATTATAAGGTCGTTCAAACTTATCTGTTAAAATTATATTTTTTAAAGCTCTTTTGATGGCATCACTATTTTTCAATACATTTAACTTCCTAGTTACAGGATGTACGTCAAAGAGTATATCAAAATCTTTGTAAAATACTGAGTTTGGTGCTGCCATTGTTTTCCTCTAAATCTATTTATGAGCTATTTTTTAAATCTTGTAGCTCTTTACGTCTTTCCTTACATAATTTAGAAATCTCACTTAATGCTTTTCTAGCTCTTGTACCAGCACTTTTGTTACCAGTAACAGCTTTTTCGTTTTCATTAGCATAAGTGTTGAAAAGACTTGTCAAAGTTTCATGTATATCCATTTTCAATCCTTATTTTAATTTAATATCACAATTACCATTACACTTAATATGTGAGTGATTTGGTAAGTCCTTGTATTCGTCACTAGGTATTATTGAAGAGCAACTTGATAATACAAGTGCTAATGCTGTTAATAATCCTAATAAAAATCCTTTAAACATTTTATTCATCCTTTCTGTTATTTATGTTATTATCCCGAAAAAACGTTCTCACTGCCTTGAGCAATAGATGTACATTGTATCAATCCATCTCCTACTCTTCCAGCTCCTCTTCCATTAATAAACACCTTTTTTGATCCTGTTTTAACTGCACCAACGTGTGGAGGACATAGATCTCCTTTAGGAAAAACATGAACAGTATTAATATCTCCTTGCCTTACAGCTGGTCTTGTGTTTATAAAAACATCTGAAGAGCCTGTTGCTCTTACCATACCACTACAATGTGGTACATCTAAATCTCCTATTCTTGAATTTGCTGGCATTTTATTCTCCTATGCTGTGTTACTAAAAAATGGTCTATTTTCATAATATTGTTGAACAAAAACTCTCATTCTATCAAAATTATTAATTATATCTTGTTCTACTACAAATATAAAACTATTAGAATATGAATTACCTGTATTGCCTCCAGGCTTTGTATTGGTATAGTTAACAGTTACTTTGTATTCTTTTGTAACTTTATCTCTCAAGTCTTGATCTAAGTCAAAAAAGTCTTGGTTACGTGGTAAAAATGTAGTACCTACAACTGTCTTAGCACTTTCATAATTTGTACTTCTTCCTATATTTACATATTGAAAAGTGTCTGTAAAAGGTGTGACATATACTCCATTAGCTTGACATTGTGTAGATGATAAACCAAAGAAACCACTGTTTGCTAGAAATACTGACTTAGTATTTGCAGATATAACTTCAATAGTTGTATTTGCTATTGAAATAGATGCATTGGATCCAGAAGCAGTTATTATCTGAGAAAATGTAACATCTGGAAAAACATCAGGTAACTTAGTTGGTGAAATACTAACATCAGGCATTATTTTTTTTCTCTTTTCATTAGCTCTTGAAAAACAACATTAAACGAATCATGATACTTATGTACTTCTTCTGTATGTGGTCCTTCTAACCAATCTGGTTGAAATAAAATAATGTTATCAAACTCTGGTGGTATATCTTTCCAATTAGAATATGTTTTGGTCTGACCTCCTATTAAAACCTTAAATGTACCTTTACCTTCAACGTAAGACATCTAAGCTCCATTTTTATTTGCTGCTCTAGCTATTTCTAAATAATCAGCAATACCAGTTCTAATATTAGCTGCAGTAATAGGTGTACC